TATTCACTCCGGCCACTTTGGCGATAGTTGTGGTACCCAGTTCAGCTATCTGGCTGTGTAACCAGCTTTCTATCCTGCGAGCCTCCACTTTGTTGCGTGTCGTTGAACTCTCCATTTGTGATACTTCCTCTGGTGGTGATTGGAATAGCTGAATTACTCAGTCAGAACCCGCTGACTGCTCAATTCAGCTTTGTTTAATCAGGATTTCTGTTGTGTGGGAAAGGCTTGATCTCTTCAGCCTTAATTTTTCCATCAGGCAGCGTGTTAACGAAAATCTTCCTTCCCACCCGGATAGCTTTACTAATTGCGGTCTGGTGAACGCCGATGGCATCAGCAGCTCTTGCCTGTCCAACTTCGTCAACGTATTCAGCTAAAGAAATTTTCATGTGGTTAGCTCCTATCAACTCATGAGCAAACAATACCACAAGTATTAAACATTGCAATACCTAGGGTATTTTTAAAATAAGAGCATTGGTATTACTATTTGAAAATGGAAAAGAAAAAGACACTGACATCGGCTCAGATTGCTGACGCAGAAAGGCTGAAAGCCCTCTATGAAGCCAAGAAAAAAGAGCTTGGGATAACACAGCAATCAATAGCTGACATGCTAGACATATCTCAGGGTGGCGTTGGGCATTACTTGAATGGCAGGAATGCCCTTAATGCTGCCGTGGCTGCTGTTTTTGCCAGAGCCCTCCAGGTGGACGTCTCTGATTTTAGCCCCAGCCTTGCGAAAGAAATATCTGCAATGAGTGCTGCCGCCACATCGAATGCCAAGTATGTAGGCCAGTACACCCCAGGCATTAAATACCCTGTATTAAGCAAGATTCAGGCTGGGCATTGGTCGGAAGCGTGCGAGCCGTATGCACTTAAAGATATCGATCTATGGCTCGAATCAGACGCTCACATCCAGGGGGATGCGTTCTGGTTGTTGGTCGAGGGGGAATCCATGACTGCCCCGATCGGGCTCAGCATACCAGAGGGTACATATGTTCTTTTTGATACCGGAAGGGAGCCGGTCAACGGAAGCCTCGTTATTGCAAAACTCTCGGAATCAAACGAGGCGACATTTAAAAAACTGATCATTGATGGTGACCAGAAGTACCTGAAGGGCTTAAACCCTCAATGGCCATTGGTTCCCATCAATGGGAATTGCCGGATCATTGGTGTGGCTGTAGAAACTAAGTTGAGACTTGTGTGATCGGCAGCATGCCGCAGACGTACAGGAAGCATGGTTAGCCAACCAGTGGCCTGATGAGGTGTTTGGGTGATGAGAGAATATCTGATAGTAGGCGTGGTTACTTTGCTCTCGGTTGTTGC